TTGACAATTGCAGAACTACTTCCATCAAATACTCTTCTGAAGATTTCATTTCCTTTGTGGTAGAGACCAAACTGTGTGACGAGATCAAATTTTGTTCCTCTATAGGAATCATTATCTGATGTGATGACGACATTATTTTGATCAATCTCAGATGGATTGGTGTTCTCATCATATATCATCAAATCGATAGTAAAGGTCTTGATCTCTACACCAATACCAGCGTTTGGAGTATATGTGATGTTCTTATCACTTGCACCGACAGAAGAAATTCCAACTTGACCCAAACTTCCACTTGTATAGATGTTTCCATATTCTACGAAAGTTTCATTAGATGAGGAGTTGCACATAGCGAACTCAAACATTTCATATTCAGTGTTTGTGGTGTCCTCAACAAGAACCACACTGTATGATGCACTATATGGATCACTGTAAGTTGAAATGATGTTAGCTACTGGAGAACCAGAAGATGCAATTACAGTACGGGTGGATTTCAATCTAGCAACATCAAGATCGTAATTTGATGCTGTTGTGCCAGAATCAGAAATCATTGTCAATGAAGTCTGAGCTTCTAAAGTTCCAGTGATACTTGGGATAAAGTCAAGTTTAACAACACCACCAGAGATGTAAGAGTGATAAGTTCCGATTCCATCACTTGGGTTTAGAATCTTAGTCTGCATATCACCGTATTCAACTTGAGTTACGGTTGTACCATCATGAATGATGTTAAACTCAGTTGCATCATACTGACCTGAGGAAATACCAGAGGTAGCTTCAACCATTGTCAGAATCTTAGCTGATCTGATTGATGTGGGGAAGGATGCAACTGTTGTGGTTGTACCAGATGGGATACTCGTTTGAGAACTTGCGATACTGACAATATCACCAATAGATGTATTACCAACACCTGATACACCATCAAGAAGACTGAATGCCAGGGTCGATGTCAGATATGAATTAAATTCAAACTTAACTGGATTGAAAGTTAAGTCCCAACCACCATCAACAGCGGCATAATCATAGAAACCAAGTCTTGGGTATGTTTCAATAGTTGCATATTCATTAGTATATCCAGTGTTAGCTGATTGGAGAACATTTACAATAGAGAACTGTCTCTCATCTGTGTATACATTATCTCTTGCAAAAGTGAATACCTTATTGAAGATGTAGTTACTATCATATCTTGCGATAGGCTCAAAGGGTTCAGCTCTTTCATTGCTGTTAAACTGACCACTAATATCGTCAATGGAGAGAACTCTGTTTCCAATAGACTGGAAATAATCTGTAAGGATCTTGTTCTCAAAGAAGATCTCATTAGAAGCCAGTTGTCCGTTGATTGTCTGAGTTCCCTCAGATACAAAGTCAAAGTCATAAGTACAATGAAGATCAGCTTCACCAATGATATCAACAATAATCTCAATATTAGAGTCATCTGGTCTGGTAATTGCTTGACCAGGATCAGACTCTATACTCTCTAACTGATAATCAGCAAACTTAGCGAAACCAGCAGTATGGCTTAGGTTACTTACTGGTTCATTCCACTCTTCATATGGAACTTTACTGGACAACGAATATGAGAAGTTCTGATAATATTCATTGTTAGCAATTCTTTGAAGGTTATCATTGAGGAAACCTGCATTATTCTGCCAACCACGAACAACAGTTGCTCCAACACCAGTTGTGATCTCAGCATTGAAGTCCCACTTCTTCATCACAACACCCTGAGTGTTTGAACTCTCACCTCTTACAACAGTTCCTACCTCAAAGTCTTTTGATGTGGTAACCTTGAGTTGTTCAATGTTACCTGTCCAACTCTCAACAGTACCACTTACAACACCATTGGTTACAGTCTCACCATTTAAGAAATTATTGGTTGTCAGTACTGGGTCAAATAATGGGAAGTGTTCTTCTGGAATAACTCTACCAAGAGTTGTAAATGGTTCAACAGTTCCTGGTACTTCTCCCGAACCGAGAAGATTGGCCAGACTATATTCAATATATGCTCCAGAACCACCAAGTTGTGGAAGAACAGCAGTTACTGGGAACAGAGTGTATTCATAGTCTTCAGAGTTATAACCAGTTCCAGTTGAAGTAGCACCAATACTAACATTTTCAACCAGAACTTTTTTACCAACAACAAATGGGAAGTCTCTAGCTGTTGAGAACTGTTGACTTAAATAAAGTCTTACGGTCTTAGAAGAAGAATCAAATGTTAGTGAAGAAATACCAACACCATTTGTATTATCAGTTGGAATGATTCTTGGTGTAACATCATACATTCCAGTGGTATTATTAAGGATGGTTACTTCAGTATCACCAATCTCATATCTAAGATCAATTTCAGGAAGAACCTTATTTGTATAACCATCAATAACTACAAGATTAGCTGGGTGTAAGTAGTTTCTTCCAAAAGAACTAATACCAATATGCTCAAATGATGTCAGAGATTCCATCTCCAGAATTTCTGGAAGATTGGCCACAGGTCTCAATGTTTCATCAGTTGGATAGTCAAATCCAATGTTATCTGAATCGAATCTGTTCTGAAGGATTCTACCGATACTATTTGACTGAGCTTCGAGGATCGCCCCAGTTCCGATACCACTGGTAACTCTAGAGATCTTAGGTAATCTGGAATAGCTGTTACCACCATTTACCAGATCAACTTCAGCAATTCCACCATATGGTCTTGTGGAGTCTGTAATATAAGAGGATACTGAATTTGATTGTGTGTAAAGTGTTGATTCGGGAATCTTTGGTAACTCATAGGAGAACGTAGTCGAACTAGTTCCAGTAATTCTATGTGTTCCATCAAATTCACTCAATTCTACATTAATTTGGTTGAATGGTGATGATTCCTCATCAACAATGATACCAGTCTTGGATACAAAATTAATTTCCTTATTGATAGGATCAAACTTATAATACAATCTAGAGGCAACTGCATCTGTTACTACAACAGAGAGATTTGCGTTGGTAGAAATACCAACAGTTCCAGTTCTTGTTACTTCAAATGCATTATTAGTTTGAGTGCCAGTGGTCAAGAATTCTTTGTTGAACTCTTGATCGAGATAGAGACTCATCAAGAATGCTGGATATCTTACACCATTGGAGAGGAATGAGAGTGATTGATCACTAAGATCAAACTTCAGAGTGTTGTTCCTTCTTGTATTGACGAGTGGGTTGATCTTAGAGATGGTTCCACCCATACCTCTAGAGGTAATGTTGACAAAGTTTGGTTGTTCACTAGCAATTTGATACTTCTCTTTGACTAATCTAATTCTATCTTTATCGAATGGAATCACATAATACATGTTATTGTCACCAAGACCACCAGCTGGTGTGGTAGCAGTATGAATGACCTTGTCACCAATTAAAAAGTCATGATTGGATACTGTGATTGTATTGTCCTGTGTATCTACATTGTCAGATGTGAATCCAACTGGGTTAAATACAATTCTTCTGTTATAGTCATTATATGTCACATTAATGACTTGTTCAGAAGTTGGTTTGACTGTCATCTTGACAGTATCATTAGTCAGTACACCGTGCGTTGTAGCGGTAGAAACTGTGACAACGTTCTTGTCTGCAGTTCCTCTCAATATGTCTGTCCTAACTGTCTTAAAGCTGTGATAATCACCAGACCCAGTATCAGTGAAGAAGAACAGACCAGTTGTGGTTGCAATACCTACATATCCACCACCCTGAGTGGCAAGACCAACTCTATGAGATGAAATACCAATAAGATCTTTTGTGATTGGTGTAGCATAAAGAGCATCAAACTCATCAAGACTTCTAAAGTTGGTTGAAATACCATTCCAAACACCAATTGATGTTCCACCATTAGTTGCGTAATTTACTCTATCATTGAGTTTCAATCCATGATTCTTGAAGTAAATTGCCTGTGGTTGAATAAAGATTGATGATGCACCAACACCAGGATTACTGAAAGTGACTAATGTTCCAACACCATTGCCTGTTGTTGTGCCAACACCAACAGCTTCTGAGGGTTCAAAGTAGAGTTCTTCATTGACTCTGAAGTACTTTTCTGTTGTAATCGTTCCAACATTGATCGTGAACTTTCTGGGATCTTCAAATAGGATAGATCTGTTAGTGTATGCAGAACCAACAGTTCCTTGTTGTTCTCTAAGAACACGAAGTCTTCCTGTTTCGCCATCAACATTCAGAACCTTAACTTTCTCAGTACCAATACCCAGAATGTCATTTGGTCTTACAAATGGATACTCAAGAGCCCCAGAAACATAGAAGTATGTTGTGAGACCAGTTGCTCCAGTTGTACCAATTCCTAAAGTGGTTACAAGCGTCTCGGACTTGATGCCAACCTTATAAGAACCGTCAAAACCTTTATAATGTGCTGAAAGACCACTGATATTGACAATGTCAAAATTCTGTAAGTTGTGTGGTTGAGAACTGAAACCAACAAATTGATTCAGTTCAAAATACTTACCAAACTCAATACCTGAAACTTGAGTGGTTGCAACACTTATGGTGTTGACTTCTTTACCATGAACGAATGATACTTTACCTTGAGCATTTCTGCCACCAGATTGACTATTGTCAAATACTAGTCTGTCACCAACTTTATAGTCACGACCACCAGTAAAGATACCAACACCATTCAGTGAACCGAGAGATGATGCAGTAACATCGATTGTTTGTTTCTTGATCTTGTTAGAATCAAAGATATACTCATATCCACTGTAAGTGTTATTAGTATTATAAGTTGATGTGTTTCTGAACCAATGATCAGATTCAACATCATAGTCAGTTTGGTTAGAAATTGTCTTATAGTTAAACTCGTTTCTCTTAGCGTAGAATGTATCACCAATGACATATGGGAATGCTGGTCTCTTGTAGTTTTTAAAGGGTCCAGAACCGTCTGCAAAGGTCTCTAAAGTGGTGAAGTAGGCATAGACACCCTCGGGATAATCAGGGGTCACACAGAACCTTCCGTTATGGATATCCAGGTCACCCTTATTGTTAAATGTGTAGTCCTCAATGAAGAAACCTTCTGGGAATAAACCAATAGGTGGTCTATTTGTTGTGTTCAGGTTTAATTCATAACCAGATGACATCTGTCTAATAGTTCCACCTGATGGTTGAGAATAACCATAAGGTCCATAAATTGGAGATCCATCATATGCCCAACCTAAGATTGGGGAGTGGAGTGAACTGTCATTCTCAACACCATTGGTTTTCTCAAGATCAGAAATACCGTAGAATGTTTCCCCAGTGTTCTTGAGGGCATAAGAGTCTTCTCTTAGAGCTCTTGGTGTATAAATGTGAGAATATTGTGTCTCATCATTGGCAATATTTTCTTCAATGAATCCATCATCACTTCCGATAAAATCAAAGTTCCTAGTGAAAAGGTTTACATTCCATTCGTTTATTTTTGCTTCAACTGTTGCATCAACTCCAGGGTTCTCAATCTCAATGAATGTTTCTCCATTGACATAGTCAAAACCAGCACCAATAATCAGAATCTCTTTAAGTTTTCCACCTCTAATGATTGGAGTCAGTTTTGCATGTTTTCCACTACCAGTAATGATCAGGTTTGGTGGAGCTTCGTATCCACTACCCTCATTGACAATGATGATGTCAACAAATCTACCATTACTGATAACTGCAGTTGCTTGAGCTCTCTTACCACCCTCAAGTAAGAACTGTGGTTGTCTGTTAAAATTCAGAATTTCTGAAGAACCATATCCAACACCTTCATTTGTAAGATCAATGGAATCAACAGTTCCCCTGAACACTGGTTGAATTTTACATTTAAAATCCTGACCAGAACGTGTAGTGATTCCAGTTGTTCCATCAACTGATACACTAATTGGTTTGTAGTTGAAAGAACCATCACCAGAACTCTTAATATCGACAATTATGTTCTTGTCGAAGAAATACTTTGCATTTGTATTACCTGTACCAACCTCACTCAGAGAGAATGTGTTTTCACTAATTTTCCTGACATAATAATCCTTAGTAGTCGAAAGACCTAAAATTGGACTTGACTCAGAAGTATATTGAATGATCTCTCCAGTTTCATATCCATGATGTACAATATCAAATCTATTTGTAGCAGTCGAGATACCAGTTGTTACTACTTTTCTCTTCTTATTCTTGTAACCCTCACCAGAATCAGTAACAATGATGTTTGTTACAATATTCTTTCTTTCTGCAGACTTCAAACTTTGAGTTCCTTGACCAAACTGATAGTCTTGGAAGAAGATTGTGTTGATACCAGCTTGAGAATCTTCAGCACTATTGTGAAGTTGAATAGTGAAGTTATCGATGATATTGACATAATAAGAAGAGTTAGTTGAGAGACCAGGAATGGCTCTCATACCTTTGCTGTCATAGATGATCCTTTCGTTCTGTCTGAACTTATGGAATGATGTGAAACCAATCTTATCATCAACGGTATCAATGTTACCATTAATTTCAGTGTTAATGTTGACTTCGTAAATGACTGGCGAAATGTTGACTTCTGCTTTTGCAGGTCTTGTGGGGTTACCACCAGAAATGGTAACTACTGGGGATTCTGTGAAATCAAAACCAGGATCAACAATATCAATTCTTTCGAGAGATCCTTCAACTGCGACTGTTCCTGTTGCACCAATTCCAGTTACATCAGAGATCGAAAGTCTAGGTGGATTGATTATATCATATCCAGTTCCTCCACCAGTTACATCTATACTCTTGATTGGACCGTAGAAGACAGAGTCATCTGATTTGTAGTTTAGAAGTTCAACACCATTGATGAACATTCCATTGAAACCAGGGAG